ATCGAAATCATAAATCGCTAGGGTTTGGATGGAAGAGCTCGAATGAGATTGCGCTGCATACACATACGTTGGTGACTCTCTTTTGATAAGAGTCCGGATGTTCGTAATAGATTCCCCATGATTCACCAAACTGGTTTCAACATTACTAGCCTGTCCCACTTTACCAGAAGCGGCAAAGTAAGAACATGTTCGCAAGTTGTCACCAGGACGATAAAAACGCAAGGAATCACCTCCTGCTATCCAGACATTTACATCAACTGGAGTGTCAACTGTCCCATTGGGCGTATTCAACAAATTCATTACTGAAATTGTGATGTACCCATTGCACGTCATCAAATTGGCTCCCACCGCAATGGGAAATTGCATGGCTGAACAAAACAAAGAACTGTACTGGGAGTGAAACGGAATCTCAAACTCCACCTCCGACTCTTTCTCTAAATCCAAGATTACTGTGACTGGTGTGGAATAAAAACCTGGGGTATTTATATCAACAGTAGGATAAGGGTCCCACGTGATCCTCAGTCGGCCACGGTGCATCTGAGATGCAATGGCTTGTATCTTGTACTTAAGAGTACCGCTCCAATAAGAAAATGGCAAGGCACAATATCCAGTAGCTGGAAAATGCCTCTCCGATCCGTTAACTCTATACACACAGGGAGACACCCCACTCTGTAACAGAGTTGTGTCAACCGCTGAGGCTACAGTCCAGGAAGTAGTAGACAAGAATGAATATCTCTTACAAATTTCAACTATATCCATCTCTCGATACTCAGGGGGCAGATTTAACTCTGCTCCTAGAGCAACTGAATTCGCTGAACTTAAACCCATAAACGGAATCGGTATTGGTTGATCAGTATTCGACATAAAATTATGAGACTTAATAATCCTATCCTCGGCGAGGAATGGACGACTATATCCCAAAGCTTTAGCCAAATCTGCTCCAAACTTAAGTGCCATAGACATAGGAGTAGCATAAGGAGCCGCAGCTGGAATAACAGAGAGCTGCTTCGTAGCATGGGACAACTTTTCCAATGTTTTGGATACTGGTTTCTGTTCTCCAGAGGCTGCATAATAGGTGGTTGGTACCTCCAATTCAACATCCTCTAAAGACATAAAAATCTGCACCGTAACAGAATCGGTTGAGCCATTGCAATGAGACAAATTATTTATAGAATTTAAATATATACCATAAAAATTATTACTTAAAGCTGTTTCTGATTGATTTAAAGTATACCATTTAGTTACATTAAAATAAGGTAATTTCAGGGTCATTGTTTGACTTTTATTTATACTCATAAATACATTGGGTCTCTGACTGAGGCGAACGAAATCGGCACTGACCGGTGCTGCTGGCAATCTGGCTGGTTCAAGTGAATCGTATCCTGCTAAAGGTAAAGCGGATAAGAGAAGCGATCCTGAGTAAAAAGGATTCACAGATACTGAAACTGTGATGGCTTGAGAAAAACGCATTCTCGCAAAATGATTCAACTTATGTTTAATGGGAATCAATCCCAAATATGCCTGCAAAGACACGCTGGTGTTCAGTGCGGTCCCGGTAGCCCATGATAGTGTTGCCACTTTCACAGGTCGGGACAAAAACTCTTTTAGTGACACATCTTCAAAAGTAGAATAATTAACTTTATCATAAGACATATCATCAATTTGAGTTGGAATATCAAACGTCCTTTCGGGCGCTGACAAATCCCGGGGAACTAGCCCTTCCCCGGTAGTGGGCTTTATATCTAAATTAGGTGTTTCGGCAATGTTAGAATTTTTATATATGTTTTCACATTAATGACATACAACTGTGTAACCAATAAAAATTAGTATATAAAGTGACAAGCCTATTTACAACACACACACAGAAATGCACGCAAACGGTAACCAATATCACAGTGGAAATTCGTTATTTATTAGGAAACTTTCCCATTGTTAACCTTGTGGGGGCACTTAGCCGACCCCCGTAGCGTATATGGGGGCACTTAGCCGGCCCCCTGTAGCGTAAGACTTTCTGTTTTACTCCTCGAAAAGAAACTCCAAGGAACGTTTCTCAAAATGGACTTCTGGAATGCGATCCGCAAGAGTTGATTTAAAGGTATAATGCTCTGAATCAAATTCTAAAAAGGAGGCTTTCTCCCTGAGAATGAATGACAAATCCATCCCATTCGCAGGATTAAGCTCTACAACACGAGGAAGCTCCTTTCGCAAACTTTGAACAAAGGCATTAAACGCATCACGACCATATAAATGCATCTCATAAAGAGCAGAAATAATGGCACCTGAAGCGTGCTCGATAGCCAAATTGGACGTAGTCCACATCAGCATCTTGTGAATAGACTTGAGGTCTAATCTACCTTTTTCATCTCTCTTAAGAAAAGTTACCTCTTCTTTGGGCGAAAAATCCGTATTGATTATGTTCTTGTTGGAGTCAGTTGGTCTTATACCCAATTTCATCATAATGGGAAGGGTTGTAAGTTGATTAAACTCAGGCAAATTGGTGGTCTCATGGGCATCGTCACCACCGTAAATGGCGCGAACATGGTCACTAAACTTTAACTCTGGAAAGAGAGTGTAAAAACAATATCTTGCTCTAATAGAGTTCGCTATTGAATTAAACAAGTAAGTGAGCGGATGCCCGGATACAGTACCTTGTTCCAAATTGTACAACCCCGTGCCGAACAATGCAACGGGTGAGGTAAACAGAGGCTCAAGCGCTCTGAAAAACTCGAAAGACGGGGAATCTTTGCCTAACCCGGATAAACGCTCCATTATTTTGAAAGCGCCTTCCAGGAATTCCTTTGGCAACCGAAGATCCCAATCTGAAAAGTCAGCCGCCATGTGATGAGGATTCTCATTCAAGTGCTCTTGAAGATCAGCCCACTCTTGCGAGTAAGGATTAATCCCATAAGCACACTCAAACTCCAACGGGTGTTTGTAAACCAGCATGGGAAACCACCAAAAATACTTTCTGATAACACAATATGTAGCTGAATCCCCGAC